CTCATACCACACGAAACGCACACGCATCCCGCCCCAAGGGTTACTTAACCCCCGCCTTCCGGCAGAGCCGGAAGGGCCCTCCCACGTTTCAGAGTGAGGCCGTGGGACCTCGAGGACGACAACAAGTGGTCCTTACTGACGGTACCCATAGGGGCACCAATCAGTCTGAAACACTTCGCGAGTGCAGGACTTCCTTCAAGGAAGTCACTGTACTTCGTCGGAGTCGGCAACCAGCAGGAGATTTCATCTCGCTGCAAGTCGTCGTTCCAACGGAACGGCGGCACGAAGTCGCTGCCCTTGTGCCAACCGATCGCGGGTGAGCTCGAGCTTAGGTGTGGTAGTTTACCCACCACTCCCTCAACCGCCTTCCTTACAGCGGCAGCTACCATGGGGTACCCAGCTATCTCAAGCTGGTTAGCCGTGGCAACACTCGACACTACACCGGAAGCGTCCTTTCGACTTGTCGGAAGGTCACGACGAAGGTAAACGGGTGTTACCAACGCGTTGTCGTAACAGTCCGAGCCGCATGACTCCCTGAACCTCCCGGTCCAGAAAGACTTGCGCCGGTTGACCCTGAACCCTAAGGACTCAAGATCATCGCAAATCGAAGGTGCCTCGTCCGCGGGGAAGATTAAATCATCCCCGTAGACATACACGTCCCTGCTAAACGCATGCAGGGAACGTGCCGTGGGAAAGGATCCCGCCGACTTAATCCGAGAAACCACGATGCTCAGGAAGAACACCATGGCTTCAATAGGAAAAGTCAGCGCTGAGCCCATCGACGCGAACTTCTTCAAGGGGATGACTTGGTCACCCAATGGAAGTCGCGCGCTGGTGGTCCGGCATGCAAGAATCCATTCCAACCATGTTGGAGTGGACTCAAACATGTCAACCACGAGCGACAATGGAACCCGATCGCTAGCATCGGACATGTCAACGGTGGCATATCTGCCACTCCGCGACGACTCCAATGCTAAAGCCTGGTTAACACCTTGGTTACGGAAGTTAATCCGTCCCGAAGTGAAGCGGCAACGTTCAAGTTGCCGCACCAGGTAATCCTTGAGGCCCTGTTGCGCATACTGCATGCACACAGGTTCCACAGCGATTACGCGCGGTGTTC